CACGACGGCCGAAGTCACGTTGCATCAAGTGGAGACGGGCGCGGACATCACCGATCACATCCGGCCCATTCCGCAACGGCTCACGATTGAAGGCATCGTGAGCAACACACCAATCGGCGGCGTGTCGAGTTACATGAACGGAGTCACGGGCAGCGTACAAACCGTGTCGCGCATGGTGGGCGGGAAAAAAGTCTCTTACGCGGCGTTTAAATTCGATGCGTTCTTTGACCGCGTGAAAGCAGTGTTCGGCGATTTGGCCAACGCGATCCAAAGTGCAGGCGTCTTCACAGTCACCACGACGTTAGCGACGTATGAGGACATGGCTTGCACCAGCTTCGTTGTGCCGCGCAACGCGCAGAATGGAAACGTGCTGCGCTTCACGATGGACCTGCAACACATCAACTTCGTGACGACGCAGACGGTTGCTGCGCTGCCCGCGAAGATCGCGCCCAGGCATCGCGGTGCCAAATCCGGCAAAGAGGCGGATGCCGCGACGACGGCGAAGGTGCGGCAAACCGTCGCGCACGCAATCCTCAAAGGCTTATTCGGGGTGGACCTTGGTAATCATAATTGACGCTGAGACGGATTTTTCTCTGTCAGACGGCAGCGTTTTGAAGTGGGATCAATCCGTCCAACTCGAGGATTTTATCTACCTGTTCCGATTCATTTGGAGCAAGCGCGAGAATTGCTATTATCTGAATATCTACGATCAGGATGAAAATCCGATCGCGCTCTTCATCCGCCTCGTGTGCGGCGTTGACCTACTACGCAAATTCAAAGATCCTCGCTTGCCAAAGGGGCTACTACAAGTCTCCGATTTAGCAGGAACCAACTTGGATCTCAGCGTGCCGTCAGATTTGAACGGCAACTATCCACTGACGTACATTACCAGCGACGATGACGTGTTCGCTAATCCTGAGGCGTTTGCGTGAGCGACGCGCTGTTTCGCCGTAGTTGGAAAGTCCAAGTTGATACGCTTGACGTGTCATCGCTGGACATCGAATTTCGTGCGACTGCGACGATTAAAGCGGAACCTAATAAGTGCGTATTGACGGTGTGGAACCTTAACGACGATCATCGCGCGCAGCTCTTGAAGCGCAACCGGCCGCAGGGCGCTACGTCGTCCAAGATCGTCGGTATCCCTGTGCAAGTCGAAGCAGGCTATATCGATAACACGTCGGTGATTTTCAGCGGCGACTTACGCGAAGTAGGATCGCAGCGCGACCGCACGGGCTGGAAAACAGTCCTGAGCGGCGACGATGGGGGCCGCGCCCACCGCGAGGGGCGTATCAATGCCTGCTATGCGAAGGGCACACAGATTGGCTTCATCTTGCAACAAGCTGCGACAGCAATGGGCGTAGGCCTGGGGAACGCGGCCAACTTCACCGCGACGGCGAACATTACTGGTATCGGCGCAACGCTACCGCACACGATGACGCTGAGCGGTAACGCTGCGCAGGCGCTGACGCGGGTCCTGCGCTCCATCGGACTTACGTGGAGCATTCAACGCGGGGCGCTGCAAATCGCTCAGAAGGGGCAACCGCTGGGGTTGAGCGCGATCCTGTTGACGCCTCAGACGGGGCTTATCGGCAGTCCCGAGGCGTCGATCGATTCCACTGTGAGCCTGGGCAACCCACAGCAGTTTGCAGCGAACGCGGCGCAAAAGGTGGCCAAACCACCCAAGCCGAAAGATTCGAGCATTTTGAAAATCCGATCGCTCCTCATTCCGGGACTCACGCCCGGCCGCAAAATCGTGCTGCAATCACGGGATTTCAATGGGGGGTATTACATCACTGAGGTAGAATACCAAGGGCAAAGCTGGTCGAATGACTGGCACTGCACGATGATTGCACGGGTGTACTGATGGCCGATCACGAGACAGATAGCGCCCAAGAAACAGCGCTTGAAGAAATCACCGATGCGGAGCTTTACGACGCCTTCATTGAAGCGGCGCAAAGCGATTTGCACACGTGCTGTCCTTGCACTGTTACTGCTGTGGATGGCCGCACCGTCACGGTCACGCCTGGCATCAATCGCTACGTGCCCGATGGCGCGGGCAACCTCATCAGCGAGCCATTGCCGCAGCTCAAAGACGTGCCCATCGGCGATCAAATGGCCAATGGGATGCTCATTTCGTTGCCCGTGGCAGCGGGTGACACGGGTATGCTCATCTTCAGTGAGCGCCCCCTAGGCGCGTGGCGTGCGACCGGCCAACAGGGCGACCCTGGCGACGTAGGAATGCACACCCTCGACGGCGCGATCTTCGTCCCCATGTTGCAACCGGATGCAAAGGTGGCGAAGAGCGCGAGCGCCACCAACCTCGTGATAGGCAGCGACACAAACCAAGCGGCGCGCATCGTTATTCAGCCCACGATGATCCTCGCGGGGGAGAACGCTACCAACTTCGTCGCCATGGCGGACAAGCTGCAAACGGCGTTCGCGACTTTTACGACGATGCTGAATACCATTTTCGGCGCGGCATCCGTGCCGCTTTCGACGCCCATTGCAGGGGCGCCCGATCCTGTTTACACGGCGTTGAAAGCCGCCGTGAGTGCGCTTTTTGCTGCTACCACGTGGCCAATCACAGCCACTGCCGTGGCTGCATCAAACTTGAAGGCGGAAGACTGATGGCTGACGTCAAGATCACGCTCGTAACGGACGCAAATAACCCCATCGTGGGCGATTTGTATCTCGGGAACGGATCGCCACGCCTCACCGCCGACTTGAAAGAGGCAGTAGCGCAAGAGCTATACATTCGCTTCCGATTCTTCAAAGGCGATTGGTTCCTCGATCCCAACTCGGGCGCGCCTTACTTGCAAAGCATACTGGGCAAGAAAACACCGCTTGGGATCCTTTCACAGATCTTCAAGCGCATCATTACCACGTGCCCAGGCGTGAAGGCGTTGACGACGTTCTCTATTGCGCGCCTGCCAAATCGCGGGCTGCAAGTGAATTTCCAAGCGCAGCTACAGAACGGGCAAACGCTGACGTCCGCCGATTTCGCCGCATACGTCATCCCCACCCCCACAGGAGCGTAATCGATGGCTGGCCCCTTTGGTGTCGTAGATGAGGGTTTCAACGTCAAAACGACCGACGACATTCTAGCGTCGGTCCAACAGCGGCAAACGCAGGAAATCAGCGCGAGCCTCGACGTGCAGCCCACCGCACTCGTCGGTCAATTCAACGGCATTTTCTCTGATGAGCTGGGCGACGCATGGGCTGCAATCGGCGCCGTCTATAACGGGATGGATCCCGATGAAGCCGCGGGCGACCAGCTCGATAACGTGTGCCTCATCAGCGGCACGGAACGCGACGACGCAACGGCCACAGTGACGCAAGCGACCGTCAACGTCAACGCCAGCTTCCACGCTGATCCAGGAACAATGTTCGCGTCGATCACGGGCAACGCTGCCGCGGTCTTCACCAATGAATTGGCCGTGGACAATCCCGGAGGCGTTCCTGCAAACGTGGCCGCGGCGTTCAAGGCGGTGAGCACGGGCCCAACGCAGTGCCTCGCTGGCACACTGACGGTGATCGCCCAGCCCCTTGCCGGATGGAACAGCATCACCAATGCGACAGACGGAGCCCCGGGCCGCAACATCGAAACCGATCCGCAGCTCCGTCAAAAGCGTAATCAAGAGCTTTCAGCGGCAGGGAGCACGACAGCGGACGCGATTCGCGCTGATGTGCTCGAAACGTTGATCACGCCCTTCACCACGACGGACACGATCAACTGCACCGTACTGCACAACGACACGGATTACACCGACGCAAACAACGTTCCGCCGCACACCGTCGAAGTCATTGCCTACCAACCGGGCAGCACGAGCGACGATGATCAAAAGCTGGCGGATTTAATCCTCGCGTCGAAGGCGGCGGGCATCGGCACGTATGGCCTCGCGTCGAAACTGAGCACGGACAGCCAAGGGATCCAAACGCTCATCAAGTACACGCGTCCGTCGCCGCTCAATCTGTACATCGCGATTACTGTCGTGGTGAACAAAAATTTCCCCACCGATGGCGCTGCGCAAGTCGTCAATGCGTTGCTTGCTTATGGGCAAGCTGAGTACGCGCCCGGCGGCGAAGTGTTTCTAAAAGCGTTGGCCGGTAGCATTTTTCCTGATCCACTCGATCCTGCCAAGGGTGTGCCTGGCGTGGATGATTACACAACGTTTACTTGCGACACTAACCCCGTGCCCGTGGGAACCGTGAACATTCCGACTAGCGTGCGACAGATCGCAAGCTTCGATTCGGGCCGCATCTTCGTGACGGTGGTCCATGAGTAACCTGGAACAGAAAACGAGCGTTGTCGCTGATGGCGTCGCGCGTCTCCTTGTTATGCTACGCAAGCCGCGCAATATCGCGTGGCTGTCAAGCTACCTGCAAGAGATTCAAGAATTGGAAGATGCGATCTGGGCTGTGTACGTCGATCGCATGCTCCGCGGCGGGAATCTGACGACGGACATCCTAAACAAGATCGGGAAAATCGTTGGACAGAATCGGGAAGGGCAGAATAACGACAACTACGCGCTATTAATCTCTGCGCGCATTCTCGTCAATCGATCGTCGGCGCAGCGAAACGCGCTCATCAAGATCGCGCAACTGTTGATTCCCAACACGTCAATCACCGTTTACGACATGCCGCCCGCATCGGTGGCAGTCGTGCCGCAAGGTCCAGTTGGCTTCGACCCCTATTTGATCGGCAATCAGTTTTTAATCCCCGCGGTGGCAGCGGGCGTGTACCTCATGTTCACATGGACCACTGCGCCGATCGCCAACACACTCATGTGGGGCTACTCGCAAGCGAATGGTACGACGGTGCCAACGGTGGCGCAGTCGTTGGGCTGGTCGGGCGATGCCACAATGGGTGGCGACGCGGGCGGCATGGTTGCTAGTGTGATGATCTGAAAGGAAACAGCGAATGACGCGACCGACGATATCACCTGATTGGGCAACCGACGCTAACTATCCCGCGGGCGGGCGCCCGTGGAATGCGCAGCCCAACAAATCGCAGCCCAGCGCTGGAAAAGTCGGGACGGGTTTCGAACCTGAAAATCCCGTCGCTGCCGACGAATTAAACTTCGTTCTCAACAATCACGGCGCGTGGATCGATTCGATTGATGCTGCGGTTTCGATCAGCCTCTTCGGTAATGGCGCGGATGGCGCTGCCGTGCTAGATGGCGCTGCGACTGTCGCGTGGGCTACGCTTGTCGGCAGCGTCTATACGATGACGCGGGATTCCGCGTTAACAGATTTGACGATAAACGCCGGCATCACGCTAAAGCCTGCGGGGTTTCGCCTCATCGGCCAAGGCATTCTTACGACCGTCGCAGGCTCGCCCAATGGCCTCGTGGACATGTCAGGCGGCAGCGGCGCGGCAGGCAACGCGGGCGGTGGCACCACTGCTGACGCGGGCCAAACGTTACCCCCCGGCGGTACGGGCGGTGTGGGCGGCAACGCTACGGGCACGCCTGTGGCCGGCGCTGGGCAAAGCGTCAATAGCTATGGTGGCTCAGGCGGTACGGGCGGTGTGGGTGCAGGCGGTGGTGGTGGCGCTGCGGGTATTGCCACCCCCGCAACAGTCGTCAAGGGTAACCCAAACACGCTGCCCATGCTTATGGGTTTCATGTTGGGCAATGGCGCGTCTCCCGTACTCACGCCTATTGGCGGCGGCGCAGGCGGTGGCGGCGGTGGCGGCCCCGCCACGGGCACCACGTTTGGCGGTGGCGGTGGCAACGGCGGCCGCTCAGGTGTCGTCGCGTTCCGCTCGCTGAATCTCGCGGCAGCCGCAGATCTCTTGTGCAAGGGCGGCAACGGCGGCGCCGGCGGTACCTCGGGCGGCGGGACGCCCGTTACGGGCGGTGGCGGAGCGGGGGGCGGCGGGACGCTAGTACTTATTTACTACACGGCAAAGGCGGGGCTCGTGTTCTCCGATGCCACGAATTGCCCCGCGGGTACGCCTGGTGTGGGTGGCAATGGCGGCGCTGCGGGCCTCGCAGGCGCTACAGGCAAATTGATCGCGTTCAACCTGGGGACGTCTTTTTCAGGGGCACCGCTCGCAACGGCACACGCTGAAAGCGGCTTTGTGCAGGTCAACAGCGGCGACACGAGCAAGACGATCACTTTCTCTACGCCCTTCGCGGCAGCACCACCTAGCGTGGGCGGCTACAGCTTTACTTACAGCATCATGCGCACCGATGGCAATGTGGGTGCGCCATCAACGACAGCGGGAACGCCGAGCACGACGGGTATCACGATTACCATCAACGACAGTTTTCAAGGCGTCATTTGCTGGCGCGCCAGTTCGTAAGGGAGACTGAGGAAAATGCACAAGCGCATGCCTTTTAAAAAGTGGCTGTTACTCGTTATCGCAACGGTGCTACTGCCCGCGGGTGGCGCCATTGCGGTGGTCAATTACAAGTCAGCGTTGCAATTCGGTACGGCTTCCACGTGGACAAGCGCCACGGGCGGCGGTGGACATGGCATCTATTGGAAAACGAGCACCAACCTTCCGACCGTGCGTCAAGACGATGGGACGGAGATCTCATGGAGTGCAGGCGGTGGCGGCAGCGGAGGCGTTGTCACGGCGCCGTTCACCGTCGCTGACACTGCATCGCCGCTGGGCGCGCCCCTGCTCAAAGTTACTGACAACGCAGGCGCCAACACGTATTTCTCTGTGTCCGCCGCGGCGGCAAATTCGGCGGTTGCGTCGTTTTTGGATGGCTCAAGCGCCGCGGTTTCGAGCGCAGGGCAAGGTAACCTAATCTACGATAATACGTCGCACACGTTCAAAATCAGTACGAACGGCGGCGCATACGCCACCATTTCGACGGGCAGTACATCGTGGCCGCTACAAAACGGCACCAGCACGAATACGTTCCTGTATGGCGGGACGATGACGGGTAGTAGCATCGCTGAGTCGCACGACTCAACGAACGCATTCACGACGGGCGATATTGCGTTTGAGCATAAGACAGCGGGAACGCGCGATTGGTTTTTTGGCTATCCCGCTGCGGCGACGATCCCCGAGTTGCGCGGCGCTAGCGACAACATCGGCATGCGCAACAGCTCGGGTACGGGCGTTGTGATGCAGGATCCGAATACGACCCGTATCTATGGCGCCAATAATGACAATTGGGATTTTGTAGCGAATAACTATCTCGCGCCATCAGGTGATAACGTCTACGATATCGGGACCGCCTCATTACGCGTTCGCAATATCTATTCAGTCAATACCTTCGCCAATAGCGTCAATCCAGCGACGGCAGCGCAAGCGATGGCGCTATGCTCAAATGCTACCAACTGCACCAGCCTTGGCATTGCTACGACGGGCGTTCGATCGACGGTCAACGGCCCGCTGCAAGTCGTTGCGCAGTCGGCGCCTGGGTCCCCGCAGCCGGGCGACGTTTGGGTGGACGCTACGCAGTTGGCAGTCAAAACGCGCGTGGATGGCCTCAATCAAACGCTTGAGGGCGTTATTTTTACGGGCACTGCCAGCGCTACCGTCAGCACAGCGACAACGGCCACCGTGGTTGGCACGGGCGTGGGTACGCTGACGTTCCCCGCTAACACGTGCGTCGTCGGAAAATCGATTCGCGCGCACGTCGGTGGTGTCATGACCACGAGCGCTACGCCTGGCAACTACACGTTCTTTTTCAAGTTGGGTTCCACCACGATCGCCACGACGGGCACTTTCACGCCACAGGTGAGCGCAACCACCAAAGGTTGGGCTATGGACGCGTTGATCACCTTCCGGTCATGTGGCGTCTCAGGGACAGTGATGGTTGACGGCGCTGCGACCTATCCAAGCGCGGCAGGCGCACGTGGCGTCCAAGATTTGAATAACAACGGCAGCACCACGACGATCAATACCACCGGATCGTTGGCTTTTGACGCCCAAGTAACGCTTGGTAGCGCTAGCCAAACGGTTGTGGGTACTGCCTCGAGTTGGGAGGTTTTGAACTAATGCGCGCGCGTCTCAGCAAAGCAGCGGGTCTCTTCGCAGCGCTTGCCATCGCTAGCCTTAGCATCGGCGCGACGATCAGCGGCAAGGTCACCGTAAGCGGCACCGTTGCCGTCCGCGCGACTGTTCCCACCACATTCGGCGCGCGAACCGGATCGCCCATCGGCACCAGCACGGGCAGCACGCCCGAGGCCGGGGGCCGTGTCTACGCGCAAGATTACTACGTTCCATCCGATGTGTCCTCACTGCGCGTGCGCATCGGCAACCGCACGTACAATGCTGGCGTCGCAGCGTTTTCCTCAACGCTCGCTGTCTACACGAGCGACGGCACAGGACTGCCTACCGGAAGCGCGTGGGGCACTGCATCGGTAACGGTACCGGGCGACGGCACAATCATTCAAACCTCGCTACTCTCGGGCGCGCGTGGCAGCGACGGCAAAGTTGTCGTGCTCTTCGGTGTTCCACAAGGGACTTCGATCGCGTACGACGCGAACGTACAATTTGGCAACTACGTCGCAGGCACCACGACGGTCTCGCCAATCCCCGGCGGGTTAGGCGCCAACGCTGGCGCGACCGCATGCGTGCATCTAGCATACGCAACAAGCAAACGCCGAATCGTCGTGTTCGGCGATAGCATCACCGTCGGTTACAGCACAGGCACGCCGGTAGGTTTCGAAAATACCGCGTTCCAGCTCATTGCCGCGCATAAAGACTGGTCGGTCGACGCTGAGGGCGTCGTGCAGATTGGCTCCCTAGCAACGTTCGCGGACCACACCACCAATCCTTTCTTGTGGGATGAAGAGGATTGGACGGGCAATCCCGATCTCGTTATCAATCTTGGCACCAACGATATCCCCGGCCAGTCGCTCGCGACGATGCAGAGCAACTTGGCCGCGATCATCGCCTACTTTCATACGAAGTCGACTGGGCTTGTCTATGCGAGCACCATCCCGCCGCAAGCCGCTTACACCGACGCTGGCAACGTGCGCACCGGCTACAACACGTGGCTACTCGCCAACTACGCGGGCCAAGGCATCACCGCCGTACGGGATCGCAACGCCAAGCAAAACGTTGGTGGCCTCGCGGACAATACGACGGGTACGACGCTATTCGCTACCTACGACACTGGCGACGGAACGCACATCAACGCGGCGGGCAACACGCAAGAAAAAACCGGGTGGGAGGCGATTTTATAAAATGGCTACAAACGCAATCCGATCGATCGATTTGACGATCTACGGGCAGCAAATCGACGCGCCCGCGTTCGCGATCGGTGAGACGACGCAACTGAATCTGACGTTGCAAAACCCAGCGGACCGTTCGGCGTTCGACCTGACGGGCGCGACGGTGACACTCGATATCTGCGACTTGGACGTCTATCAGCTTCCGGCGCATCCGCCGCTCGTGAGCAAGGTGGCAACGATCGTAGGCCCGGCCACAGACGGCGAAGTCACGGTCACGATCGCGTCGGCGGATACGCTCGCGCTCGCGCCGAAAACATACGGATTAGATGTTTTCGTCACCGACGCGAGCGGTAACAAATTTCAGATTCTGCCCTTCGCTTTCGTCTCGCTTTTGCCCTCCTCGCTTTCGTCTTGAAGCCTCTGAATTCTGTATGCTATATTGCTGTCCAACAGGGAGGAAACTTCATCATGTCTAACGCGTCCCACAATATCCTCAGTGCCCTTGGCATCACGCTCGCGACGGTGTGCCCCATCGTCGCGTTGCAGTATCAAGGCAACTGGAAAGTGGCAATCGGCTGCCTCGCCGCATCCACGTTCCTCAACGTGCTTGGCTTCACCGCCGCGCGCCCGCTCGTGGAAAAGAAGGATGGTGGCCAGTGACGCGCGCGGCGATGGCAGTCGGCGCGTTCGGCTTCACGCTCGCGCTCTTCATGGCCGGTTGCGCCGCACTGAAGACGTGCGAGTTAGGCGCGATGCCCAAAGAGTCACAGATCGTCACCGCGACCGTGCAAGGCATCTTGGCCGATCCGGGTAGCGTCGTGGCGGATCTCGAGAGTGCCGCGTTGCAGTTCGGGGAACAGCAGGTTGTGTGCGCTGTGACGGCACTGGAAGCCTATTGGGCGAAGCAAGCCGGCCCGGCGGAACCTACCACCATCAGCACGAAGGCAGCGCTCTTGACGTCGCGCGCCGATCAGCAGCGGTGGCACGCCGCGGACATCGCACGTCAGTTTCTCAGCCTCCACAAAGGCGTGAGCTGCGGCTCGCGCCACGTCTTGTGAGCGGCGACTACCCGGCGGCCCTTTGGCTTCCGGCCCACCACAGTAACTTTCGTCAGGGGCGCGCAGTCCAGGCGCCCACCCGCCTCGTTATCCATTGCACCGACGGCCATGGTGAGATCCGGAACACCGCGGCCATGATTGCCCGCCCCCTGGCCAAGCCCACGTCATTCCATTTCGGGGTTGGTCAAGACGGGCTGATCGTGCAGTGCGTTCGCGTCCAGGATACCGCGTGGCACGCCCACGAGGCCAACAGCTACAGCATCGGCATTGAGCATTCAGCCCGCACACCGGGCGAGCTGGGCGCCAATGATCCTGGCCTCCCTCCGTCAGACAAGCTCTACGACGCTTCCGCAGCCCTCGCCGCTTGGCTGTGCAAGGCGTTCAACATTCCCGCTTCCCGCGTGGGAATCCTTGGCCACGCTGAGGCGGATAAAACCACGACGCACACGAAATGCCCCCTGGGCTGCGGTTGGGACTGGGCCGGGTACATAACGCGTGTCGCCAACGCGCTCCGCGCTATCGGGTAAAGGTCGGGCCAATGGAAAATACTGACGACGATGAGATCTTTGTTATAATGCAGCGCGTATGCGAGTCATATCTAGATGAGCGACGAAGAGATCAAAATTCTTCTGACGCAGATCCGCGACGCGCAGAGGCTAGCAGCCAAAGCAACGGCTGAGCTGGCGATGGGGTTGGGCTACGCTGCCACCCGAGAGCAAAACCGCCACTCTGAGCTGCAAGGCATGCTACTAGGCATGCGCAGCGAGCTACACGCCGCAGCCCCTCGCCGTCGTCGCGACTCCATCGAAGATACTAAAAAATTCAAGCTGCCCGGTTTCGAGGAGACAGATCAGATCCAACTGTCCCGGCGGACGCAGCGAAAAATCATCAGGTGGGTGATTTTAGCGGCGGTGACGATTTTGATCAACATCGGGCAATTCATCTACCACCACCAAATTGCCCATACCCTGCGACTCCCCGACGTCGACGGCCATCACTAGGTGTTGCGGCGCCGTTCCAGCATCCGCTTGAATTGTCGGTTTCGCCGCGCAGCCTCTTGACAGCGCCGTGAGCAATACCATTTCCGAGAGTCAGCCGGAAGGCGCAGCGCCTGACAGTGGCGCCACAGGCAACGCTTGAGGGCAGGCGCGCGCCAAATGGGACGCACGACGCGGCCGTATGCACCGTCGCAAGCGGCCAACACATCGCGGATCGCCTCCGCTCGCGTCCAAGGTGATGTCATTCGTTTTCGTCGGGCGTGGGCACCCGTTTGATATCCGCTCGCGCCAGCTCCCACGCCCGGCGAATTACCCAGCTCAGCGGACGATCGAGGCGATCCCCTTCGCGCTCGATTTCTTCAAGCAAGCCGGCGGGGAAGTAGAGAGACACGCGGATGCCGCCATTCTGCAACCGCGTGCCTCTTCTCCGTTCCGCCACTACAGCAACGCCTCATCGGACGCGGGCGGGGCAACGACGGCCACGGCAGGCCCCTTCATGGCGCTCGTGTACGCGGCCGTACGCTCGCGCAACGTGGACACGCCCACGTTGTGCCGCTTGGCGAAATCCTTCTGATTCTCACCGTTGGCGCGCGCCTCGATCCACGCCTCGATCACATCCATCCACTGAGCTTCCGTCAGCTTGGCCGGCGCGGGCGGAGGCGCTGGCTTCGCCGCCTTCGGCTTCGCCGCGGGCTTGGCTGCCTTCGCGACCTTCGCCTTGCCCTTCGTCGGCATGAGCGGCGCGAGCCCCTTGGGGAGCTTGTTGGCGCGCTTCTGAATGACTTCCAACTTCAGTGGCGGGCGCCCTTTGGTATGGGAGAAGGCGTTCCACAGCTCTTTGTGGCGCCCGCCGCGCCGCTCAATGGCTCGCGCGAGCACGCCCGGCGACCGGCCCAAGATCGTTGCCGCATGCGCGAGGTTGCCGCCTGCCAAGCCAGCCGCCTTACGGATGGCTTCCTTTTCAAGCGCCAAGGCTTCGTTGCGGAGCGAATCGGATCGCTCCATCATTTTTCCGGGATCTTCGTCGTGATTTGACATGGTGAAATGAAACTAAACGGCGGGATCTATTTTGTCAAGCTTCCTGTGGTGGCAGCTCATCGCCAAAGCAGTGCCAGCCCTCCCGGCGGCGACGTGCGAACAATTCGACGTAGGGGCCGGTTTCATAGAGCTGTTCAACGATATCGTAGAAAAGATCCGGTTTGGCGGAATGCGCTCCGCGAGGCGCCCGGAAGACGCTATGCACGCCTTTGTCGTCGGGGAATTGCGGCTTACCTCGCGTGCCGATGAGACAAATCTCGTGCGCCCCACGCACGTAGCGCCCCATTCCAAGGCTGTTTTTGTAACCACGCCCCTTACAATTGTCGCACCAGACGCGGATCTCGGATAGCGCCTCTTCCATACCCGGCGGCGGGTGCGGCAATGGCACGTGGCCATTACCGCCGCACACCTTGCAGGGATTGATCTTCTGCCAACACATTTCTGACTTCGGCGTGAAGCCCCACGCGCGCATCACCGCGTAGGCTTGCTCCCCCAGACTCCCGTCCTTCTCGCTACCGCCGCCCACGCGCCACATGAGCAACACGGCGTCATCAGCGAGGGGCGGCAGTGGGAACGCTTTGATCTCGTCAATGCGCATCGTTTTGTAGTGATCGTCGGCTCCCTTGTGGGGCGTCGAGTCGCCAAACTGCCACGGTGGATCGGCCACAAGGATCCGCGCGGGCGGGCAATCGGCGTAGAGCTGGGCATCGGCTCGCACCCGCGCATCGAACCTCGAAATCGCCACGTCTACAGGCGTGCGAACGTCGCCCGTGAACACGATCGGGGCCTTCGGCGCAGGCAACGGCGGCAGCGTCGCCGGTAACGCACGCCCCGTCACGAGAGTGCGCGGCGCATTCGCGAGCCCCGGAAGAGGAGGCAAGCCCGGCAACGGAGTGACCGGGCCGCGCGCCACGACGTCGGGGGGCTCGCATGCATCGCAGAGGTGAAACACACCCACCATCGTCTGCACGAGGCGTGTAGAGCCTTTGCCGCACACCTTGCACGACGGTTTGAGCGGCGGCAATCCTTTGAGCGGCGGCAGCATCACAGGCGCCTTCCGCAATAGTCGCAGCGACCGTTGCCAACGAAGCGGGGCACTTGGCACGTGCAAAGGCCCACCGCGGCGCGCTCCATCAAATCGGTCATGGCGTTGGGATGCCGCGACGCCTCCCACCGCTTGCGCTCTTGCGCGATCGCGTCGGGCCGCGCCACTGTCGCCAACGCGGCACGCTCCGCATCGAGATCCCGCCCAAGCGCCTTTTCCTCCGTGAAGCCTTCCGGGTAGCGCGCGCGCAGCTTCGCAATGTTGCGCTCCATGGCTTCGCCCATCGTGTAGCCCGTCGCGTGGAGCGCGAGCGCGATGTACCACAGCTTATCACCCATTTCTTCCATCACGTTGGTAATATCGAGCGGCGCGCCGTAAATAAGGTGTTTCTTGAGAGCATCGGCAAACTCGCCGCCCTCAGAGTAAAGGCCCAATAGTGCGTGCAACAGCTTCGCCATGCGCTCAGCCGCCAACATGTCACCATCGGCGGGATCTCGCACGAAATGTGGCGTCTTCTCCGTGCGTAGCGCGAGGCGCTGATACTCATTCGCATCCATTACTCTTCGCCCCCTTTCGCGCGCAACGCCAGTTGCTTGCGGGCTGCCGTCTTCATACCGTCGAGCATTTCGATCAGCTTCCGGCCGTCCACCGACTGCGACAGCATTTGCCGCAACAGCTTGACTTTGAGCGCGCCCCGTTCCCCGTAGATACTCTGCAACTGCGCGCGAGCGTCGCCCTTATCTTTCTCCATCGCCGCCAGCTCTTCCAAATGGCGCCGTAGGCCCGCGCCCACCTTCGGCGACGACATGGGCAGCTCTAGCGTGACTTCGATCCGCAGTTTCTCTTCCTTGCGCGAGTACCGATTGACGCTCACTTCCTTGACGTTGCCGTGGGTGAACAGGTGCGCAACCTCCTCCCACGTGAAGGTTTCCAGCGCCTTGACTGATTCTTCAAGCCCCCGCAAAGCCGCCTGCAAATCGTCAGACATTTCATGGATCAAAATGTCCAACACTTCGGTACGGGTGAGTTTCGTTTCCACAATGTTGTCCAGGTTCATGTGTCGCTCCATCTGCGGCCCTTGGCCGCTTCCCCAATGAACACAACGGCTTCGTTCAATTCAGGCATGTGCAATTCCTGATGCATGCACTTTTCCATGAACACCGTGCATTTTTCTGCGTCCTCTTCGTCACTTTCAGCCAACAGCGAGTCATGGCCGTTGAGGATCAAATCAACTGGCGCCTGCCATTTGTCGAAGCCTTCCGATCGCATCCTAGCTATCCACGAGGCGTCAAGCAAGGAAAACCTATACAGCCGATCGATTTCCAGCAACTGCGGCTGCGTCAACGCAGTGAAGCGAAAGATTGACAGCGCGAGGAGAGACGCAGCCATCGCTTGAATCGGAAAGTTATACACCACGTTGGGATTGAAATTGCCCAGCGGGAACAGTCGCACACGCCCGAGGATCTTTTCGCGGATCTCGCGATGCGCATGTGCGCTCTCTTCCTGACGGTTACGCCATGCGACTACGCCGGCCATTTCGCGGTTGACGGAGGCGACTAGCTTTTCAAGATCAGCTAACTTCACCTCGGGGAAGTCTTTGACGATCGAGTCATAGACCGTCTTAGCTTCGCCGCCGTAGATGCCGCAGTACTCCGCGCGCTTCGTCAGGTCTCGCAAGCGAGACCACTGCGCGGCCCACGAGGCCAGTTGCTTGCGGTCCGCATCGTCAAGCCCCGTCACATATTTCTCACCCTGAGGGTTTGTCAGATTCGCCTTGATCTTGATCTCGAGGCCCAACGCCTTGCAGCGGTCTTTGAATTGCGTCTCTAGTTTGGGAAAATCCGCCGGAAACGCCCGTCGGGCGAACGCCGCATGAGGATCCTCACCACGTCGGAAGATGCCAAGCAGGAACGGATCGCGCGCGAGGAAAGCGGCGATCCGCAATTCCAACTGCGAAAAATCCGCTCCGACAAGCATCCGGCCGCGCCCCTGCAATGCTCGCAAATACACATTCGGAGCGACGCCAGCAACGCCAAGCGCGCAGATCTCATCGGCAGTTGGCGCCGTAACAATGCGGCGTGGATTTTCCTTCGGCGTGACAAGCTCACCGGACGGACGTCGCTTGAAGTTTCCATTTGCATCCTTTTCAGGGGGCCAACCCTGCACGAATTTCGGCCAATTCTGCGCCTTGCCTGCGCCCCATCGGCCGGTGATCTTGGGGCTCCAATCAGGATGCACGCGGCCATCCGCGAGGATCGGCAACCCGTCGATGTACGTCGCCAGCAAGTGCTTTGCTTCGCGAAGGTGGATGATCTTGCGCAACAGCGGGTGGCGGCCCGCAGCTGCCTCCATCGCTTTTTTATCCGTCTTGGGCGCGCCTTTTTTGGTGTAGTCGAGGATCGGCACTTTGAGAATCTCAAAGAGCGCTAGCACATCCTTGTGCGCCTTCGGCTTGAATAGCCCGATGTCAGTCTCTTTCTTGTCACGTTCGGCTATCTCGCGGTAGCGGAGATCCACGCGTTCCAAGTAAGACTCGGGATCCTTCTTGCGCGCCGTCGACGCGAGGATACGGGCCAACGCCTTGCGCCATGGCTCCTCAATGGATTTGAAATCGGTAATGAGTGAATCGCGCATGTAGGCAAGGCGCGCGTGTTGGATCTCGGACTGCCGTTTTTGCTCGACACGATCCACAAAATACCCAACGCGGCGCATATGAGTAGCCACAGAAAATTGCTGCCGATCAGCTTCATAGACTTTACCTGTGCGATGCGCATCGATCATCTTCTCCAATACGGGCTTAGCCCGCGCCGTGGCAACGGTGTCGCGTCCGTTGTAGAGGATCAGACTTCCTTCATCCTTCTCCGTCCGACGGAATTCGTCTTTCCAGGGGCGCGTGACGAAAAACTGCGTTGCGATGGCTTGCAGCTTGTGAGGCAACCCAGGGAACGCCGCGTGATGCTGCAACAGCGTATCGTGGACGATGCCGCCGATGGGCATCCCATGACGTGGGAGAACGATCGTATCGTAGATCCGATTTTGGATGATGACGGCGATTTTGCGATCAGCCAGCAACTGCGCAGCTCGCGCCTTCGCCGTCGGTTTGCTCTGCCATGCCTCCCACGTCGCAGACATGCCGCCCAGGGTAGTGGCGAAGGCGATGGCCGTGAGGCTCGCAGTCATAGCGTCTTTGCTGTCCGTCTCGACGTCGACGGCAAACTCCCCGGCTTCGCTCGCCTCGCTGTATACCTGATCGATCGCCACATCCATCGCGTTGGGCGGCGCGTCTTCCCAACCCACCACGTTGTCATCGTCGTCAAAGACTGGATTGACGAGGCCCCCGCGCCACGCGAACAGATCAAGGCTGTCCGTCCACGGCTGAATCTCGCCGCGTGCGAGGCGTACGGATTTCACCACGTCATACATGAAAAAGTAGAACAGAAGATCTACAGCGGGGCCCGAGTCGCCCCCAGGCGCATCCGGGGCGTCTCCATCGCCTCCGCGCGCGATGTGCGCCGGATGCAGCGTTGCCAGAAAATGGGGCGTGATCGTGGGCTCCCCCGACCGAAAAGGCGAAAAGGTCGGTTTCGTCGCTTTACTGCCTCCATTCGCGCCCTGCCGCCATTCATCTTCGGTACTACGCGCGAAGGTAACAGGATCACTTTCAACCCCAAGACAAGCTATCACATCGGGCTTCAGTTTGAGCGTTGCGCCGCGCACGGCCGTGACGCCCGCAGCCGTAGCCCCCAACGATTTGAGAGCGTACCCGCCGACGGCTAGGATCACCTTCGGCTGTAGCCGCGCCAGCTCGCGCAACAAGCGCGGGCGGCACGCCAGCATGGCCTCTTGCTTCATCCCGTCCGCCTGCGACGGGATGGGCCCGCAAGCGATGGCGTTCAAAATGGCGAAGTCGGTGCGCTGCACGCCACCGCGCTGCATCGCCTGGTCAAGAATCTTGCCGCTGATGCCGATGAAGGGGCGCCCGACCTGCGTTTCACGTTTGCCAGGCGCTTCACCCACGAGCGCCACGAGCGGCCGTTTACTCAACAGCTCCGTGGGCACGGGGCGGTGCGGCTGCCCGTGACGGCTCAGCGGGCAACGCTTGCAGTCCGCACCATCAGCGATGAGCTGCAACTTGAGCCGCGTACTGTCACGTTGATCGGCGAACATAGCTCCGCTTTTTCCTCACGTGATAGAAAGGGAAGTGGAGCTGCACAGACCGACGGCACAAGCAACGCCACGGCCCCCGAGTGCGGCGACGACGCTGCTTTCGCGCCCGGCGGGGCCGCCGAACGTAATTGTCCCGCACGCGATGCGTCGGATCTCCCCGGTGAGCTATGCCCTGATCCCACCCGATCAAATGCTCGTGGCGAACGTGTGAAACGTGGGTGCGATCCTCAAATTCGCGCGCTATCTCAGCGCGCAAAAGTGCATCGTGCCACGCCAATCAACGCGCCGATTTGACGATTTCAGCGACGCAGCCGCCAAAGCCACTGCAAATGGCGGCAATAGCAAGTCCGACGAGAAGAGCGCCGAAAGGTTCATTCAACGCTGCTTGCCACATATCACGAAGATGTTTCATTTTTACGCTCCCACCGCGTTGATTACGCGTCCGTGCACCTCAGAAATAGTACCATGGCCGTCGACGACATGCCAAGGGGCCAACTTCGGATCTTCGCCCTTGTAATTTAACCGCCGCATCCGGTTGAAAAGTTTGAGATACAGCTCCCGACGCTGCACCATGGCGCTCCGATCGCGCTCATACTTGTCGCGCGCCTCGGGCCGACGCTTGGCAACTTCATCCACGGAGACGTCAATCAGCACGTGGTGATCCGGCTGAGGGAGCCCATCGCTGATGAGCTTGATCCAATCCTCGGACACGCCGTCGTATTTGCCATAAACGATCGACGACGCGTAATATCGGTCAAACACGATCGATTTGCCCAGCTTGCGCAGCGAGTCGATCACACTCCACATTTCGTAACGGTTCACCGTCATGAGCGCCTGCAACACCTGCGCATCATGCATCGACGGAGACACCCACATTTGTTCACGGAGCATCTTGCCAATCATAACGCCCGAGGGCGTGGAATAGTTTGGGAAGCTAATCAGCTTTGCGCTGAGCTTGTCAGCGAGTAGCTTGCTTTGCGTTGCCTTACCCGATGCGTCGATCCCTTCAATCGCCACGATCATTTTTGCACCTTACCCGGCTGATTGTTTGTTTCACAACGCCATATGCCTTAGCTATTGCCGTCTGAGAAACGCCAGCGCTCAGCAACGCCAAAACGCCTTGCTTATCCTCAGCGGACAACCGCCCATACACTTTGTGCGCGCCACGCGCACGAGGTACGTCATACGCGTGTTTCTTGCGTCGCCATTCACAGTAATACGCCCTACGATCGCGCATTGAGCGCAGCGGGCAGGATTCGAACCTGCCACCACGTGGATACAGCGCCATTACGGGCAGGAGCCCCACCACCACGCCGGCCCTAGCCGCCGCTGCTGGTGCGCGCCCGTGGATTCGAACCACGCCAACGGTCAACGACCGTGCGGGATGTACAAGCCCGCTGGCATCCATGCCAATGCGCGCGAAAAAACGGGGGATTCACGCCTTACCCCCATGGCGACCGTGGTAGCTGTGGCCGTCGTCGCGCACTGCAAGCGACCAATTTCAGCCACCGCGGATTTTGTTCATGCGAGGCACCACTCTCGCATGGCCTAGTCAGACGCGCCGACTAGGACTTAGGCCGACTTCTGACGGGTGCCTGTGCGCCGCGCAGGAGCGGCAGCCGCCGGCGCAGCGCCATTGCTCGCGCCCAGGCTGGGGAGCCCCGGAAGACCCGCGGGCTTGGCCGGCGCAAACTTCGCCTTGTACTGCTCAGCGATATCGCCGCTGAGCTGCGCCACATCGATCGGGCCATCGGGGTCGAAGCCCAACTGCGTCAGCCCATCACGCGCGGCCTCCGCATGCTCACCGCCCAACTTGACGACGGCGCGATAGGTGAAGACACCCGGATCGGTGATCTCGGACTCGGGGCGCCACGACGGAGCGGAGCTGTCCGCGCCTTCATCCGCCTCGCTGCCCACCGCAGTGGCAGGCTTTTCCCAAGCGGGCGTGTCCGAGTCCGACGACGCGTCCGCCTCTTCGCCGTACTCCTCAGCGATCCACTGCGCCGCCTTCGCGCTCATCTTCTCAGCGTCGAGGCTGGGCGGGCACTGGCCACCCACGGGGCGCTCACCGGTGACGTTCGCGAACACGCTTCGCGACGTCTTACCCGTCTCGACGTTGGTGTACGGCGCAGCAAGGTTCCAGACGATCGCCGCGTCCACGCGCTTGCCAATAAGCTGCGAACGCTTCACCTGACCTGCGCCCAGCTTCAGCGCGGCGAAGAGGCGCGCGCGGCTGTCCTGCATCAGCTTGGGCGACTGCGCCGAACCGGCGTAGCGCGCGACGATGCTGTCACCGATGTACTCTTTGCCCGCGTCGAAGCCCGCGCCCACCACCTTCCACGTGATGACAAGCATCACGTGGGGCTTCTGCCCTTCCTTGGCTTCCTGCTGTGCGTCGGCAATTTCGAGGGTGTACGGATCGCCGTACATGACGCGGCGAAACTCACCGCCGAAATTGTTCGGATTGGCCTTCGACAGCTCCGCATCCGAAACATCCAACGCCCAATCAGTTGCCGTCTGCTTTTCCTTGCTCATCGTTCTTTTTCTCCCTTTTCGTTGATTCGCTTTTCTAGCTCTTCAATTCTCTTTTCTAACTCTTTTGTCTTCTGCCTCCGATCGTGCCACATGCAAAATATATCGGCAAGAGTTTTTACAACCGTTGCCGCGGTATTTATTTTTTCCAAGCTCATTTGAGCGTGGGCAATCCCGGAACGGCCGGGAGCGCCTTCGGCGACACAACGCCCGAGGCGTCAGCGACGGCGCGGCCGTTGATCAGATCTTCAAGCATCCGGTACGTGGGGTTACGAACGAACGGCGGCAGACGCGTACCGTAACGATGCCGCGCGGGGAAATTGGAATACGGCTGCAAGTGCAAGATACGATCGATCTGCCCGCCGCTCACCTCCTCAGTGCGGAGGTAGCCGATCATGTCGCAAATGGCGGGCAGCTTGCGCGCGAGCGCCTTGCCCGCCATGAGCGGCCCGGCCGGTTTCTTATCGTCGGGCTCGGGATTGGCGAGCGCGTTGTAGACGATGCGGAGGCCCGGAATGCGCTTCCACTGCTCATCTTTTCCAATGATGTGTTTCTCAAGATCACCGTAGATCGTCCAACCCATCGCACCCTCGGGCGCGGAGCGAATCAAATCGTCGGTATAGAACGATAATTCCAACACGATGGTTTTGATCCGACCCTCTTGCACCTTCGGCATGATGTCTTTGTTGAGGTGCGTCAACATTTGCGCCATGTTCTCGACGGCGTAGACGTCGGGCGCCACGTTCGGCTCATACCAACGGCTGCGGTCCATCCATCGCATAGTTTCTGCGCCGCCTTCGCGGTTGGATCCGATCCACGCCACCTTTGGGTACGTGGAACAGAAATCCGTTTTTCCCGCGCCGTATGCGCCGTAAACGAAGCTGGTGCGCAACAGCGTCTGTGGTGGCTTCGTCAAGTCAATGCGTGTCATAGACGCCTCCCGTTTGCTTCCCAATCAGCGATCACATCACCGATGGCCTCCGCGATGGCAGTGAGCACCTTCTCACGTGCGTCGCCCTCGGGCGTGCCACTCGCGCCTGCATCCGCCGCTTTGGCTTCGATCTTCTCTTGAATACGTGATAGCACTATCATCAGCTCCCACATTATTTGCCACCATTCGGCTCGGGGAACGAAATCGTACCGTCAGGGTGGTTTTCGATCGCCGTCTCTGCGAAGAGCTGCACGACGCACAAACGCGAATGCGGCGCGTAGCCAACGCAGACGCCCACTGCGAGCTTACCCATCGTAGACACGGTGCGCGGCCCCACGCGATACATCGTTACGGCGCACGTAGGCATAGGCCCGGCGTACTCCATCCACACCCATTGCGCGCCGCGATTGAAATCGAATACAATCAAACGCCCCTTCATTTTCCACCGCCCGCGCAGATATCGAAGGCGCCGCACTTGCCCCACTTGTCGAAGCATTGCGTGAAGTACTGCGGGTACACCCCAGTGGCCTCCCATCGATGCATTTCGGCTTGCATGTACCGAATCCACTTGCCGTGATTGGCCACGGCTGGCGCCGTCGGAGGCACCACGACGCGCAGAAACTGTTGTTTCTTCGCTTTCGTCACGATATCCACCACGACGGCCGCGAGCGGCCCGAAGAGAGCTTCACAACCGCTAGGCTGCCAATTCAGTAGCTCCCCAAGGATTTCGCCGTCAAGAAACCATCCGACCTGTGCCATTTCTGACAAGTACGCAGCCGTCTTGCGTTCGAACACCACGACGCTACCGGGCGGCAACGCGTCCGAGCACAGCGGATCCTGTTCCCCGAGTCGCGCGATGATGTCATAGCGGCACGTGTAATCGAGCGGATCATTGCTCGCCCACCACTCGATCGCCAGTGGGATCACATCTTCGGAAGCGCCATCGCCGCCGTAGTACGCGGTGTGGGCGTCAAAGCAACGCTCCGCCTCAGCCACGATCTTGGCCGACGGGCGCGGCGATTTGGCGCTACCGTCAACGCTCGCTTGCAGATCCTCTTCCAAGGGCGCGGCCATTTCTTTGAGGAGCTTCAAGGCATTGTCAGCCGCATCGGGAGGCACCTCAAAAAACTTGGGGCGCTTGCCACGGCGATGGCCGATCGCAGCCTCAGCAATCAACCCCTTGTCACTGAGCGCGCACGGCCCGAGGCCAGCCGCATAATAGAGTGCTTGCAGGAAGTGATAGAGCGCTCCGATTTGCAGCGAGGCCGCCGGATTGCGCGACTCGTGGCCCGCGCCGATCACGTGCTCAATGGAGAAGAGGCGCGGGCAACGCTGCGCAGTAGAGACGCGGCTCCATCCCTTGCCCGACGGGCCGCCGATGACGGGGAGGTCAAGCTCATTGCACACCAGCTCGATCGCCTCCTCAATCGGCTGCGATAGTCGCGCCTCGTGGTCAAGCGGCATATCGATGGTGAAGTCGCCAGCTTCGATCGGCGTGCCCATCAGCCCACCAACTTGGGGACCGCGTAATCAACGCTGCTGTTGGAATAATGTTCAATGCTGCCGTCTTTGGGGTTGCGATTGCACGACGCGCGGCATTTCGTGCAGCGGAAGTGGTGCGGCGCCATACCGGGCGCCCAATCGTGATCGCAGCACAAGCCAGGCACGAATTCGATCGACAGATCATCGTACGACCGAATCACGCCTTTTGCATCTTTGTACATCATACCTTTTCTCATTTTTCTCACCCTCGCGAAAAGAGACGCTACCGTGCCTTATTGATGTCGTCAACCGTTTTTGCGCATCTTCCACACACCCATCCATGCGTGCGATGCTGCTTGCGCTCAAACGGCGTGATGTATTCGAGTGCCCACATGCGAAACCAATGATGGCCCGCGAAGGCGCACACGAGGCGTAGCCACAGCCCGCGCATCAGAATGGCCGATCGCGGTAGTTTTTCAACGCGCGCTTGATAGCGATCTGCGCTGTCGGACCCCACGTGGTGCGCGCCTCAAAGCTATTGCGCAGCGACGCATACCAACGACTATCCGATGCGCCGCTAGGATTGTAATCGATGCTGATCGCCACCCGATTGTTGCGCAAGAAGTTTTGCAGCTCTCCGGCAAGCATTTATCCGTCCCCCAATTCGGCGAGCACAGCCGCCGCAAGGGCGTCAAGCGAGCGCGCGTTCTCCACGCCGATCGACGCCTGTAACACCTCCGCGACGCTACCCACGCCGGGAGCGACGCCTAGCCGATCTTTCACCTCGAATTTGGATAACAACGCGTCCATGAGCTTTTGTTCAACGTCGCAATCAGCGACGAGAAACACCGACGCGATCGGCCGCGTGCCGTCGTAGGGGCGCATTTCCGCTTGGGCGATACTGTCGGGGTTCCAGTCCAGCTCACAGAAGATCTCGACGTCAGCGAAGGACAAATTAACAGCTGTCGCGAGCGCGCCCATGGTCGCTACGAGGCACACGGGGCGCGATTGGCTTGTGAGCCGCAGCGATTCGATCAACACCTCTCGGTTGCCGGGCGCCGTATCACCATCGATGCAAGCGGCAGCGCCTTCACTCGAGTTGGCCATATGCTCCGCAATATCGCTAGCAACATCGCGGTGCCACGCCCACACAATGACGCTGTGGCCATCCTGCATTGCCTCGCGCGCCTTAATCATCGCCGCGTTGATTTTCTCTTTGGCGTACATCTTTCGGAGGCGGGCAAGGTCACCGACGACCGTTGACGAAGTGGCGGAGCGCAGCCGCGCAGCCCCCTCCTCGACGCGATCGCGAACGTCGTCGGTGAGCAGCACCACCTCCACGCTGCGCTGTATCGGCGGAAGGTTGCCCGCGATATCCTTCCACGTACGCCGCAACATCGTTTCCTGCAACCGCGTGCGCAGCTCCTCTTCGTTGCTCGACCCCTCAGCGCGCCACCCGTACGCGCCCGGCTTCGCATCCGCGTAGCGTTTACAAAACGACCAGTAATCACCCCAGGCGCCCGGATTGAGCATATCCAAGACGTGCCACAGCCCTTTGGGCTTGTTCCACAAGGGGGAGCCGCTGAGGAATACAGCGCGCTTGGCCACGGTGTTCATGAAACGGATGGCCCCACCCGTTTCGCTCTTGCGCGACTGCATCCCGCTCTGTGGGAGGTGAATCTCATCCACCACGAGAGTACCGATGCGGAGGTGTTCGAATAAGAAACGCCACGCGGGCATAATTGCGAAGTGGCAAAACACCACGCGCGAGTTTTTTATCTCTTCTAGATCGTCGCCATTGGGCTTGCGCCCCGCAAGCGCCGTAAAGCTCCACATGTCGTCAGGCAAAGTACTACCTGTAGCACGCGCACAAATGGAGCAATCTTGCGCCCCGCACATGCCAAACCGACGCGCGGCCCATTCGTGCCAAACGGCGCGTGAGGCGAGCGGACCGATAACGAACATGGTTCCGTCATTGGGGTTGTGGCTGTACATCGTCGTTGCCGTCTTACCGACGCGCATTTCATCGGCGAGCAACGTGCCACGGCGCGACTGAATGTAATCGACGCCTGCGACTTGATGGGGGCGCAAGCGGTCAAGCCATACCTGTGGCCCCACCGTGACGCGGCCGGGAGGCAACTCCAATTCGAGCATGCGAAGGTGCGTCAGGTGAACGTCAGCCCAAACGCTTCCGGGCGCGCTGCGAACGCCGGGCACCTGCGTCGGCGCGAGGCCCGTGCGCGCATAGACTTCGTTCCAATTGACGCGCCACCACTCTTTTGCGATCTGTTTCATAACAGCTCCATGAGGCAACGGTTGCCGTCGGGCTGAATCTCCACGGATTGCTTTTCTCGACGCATCGAAGGCGCAGCATTGAGCCACAGCAACCACATGCGCACGACTCCCCAGCACATCGGGCTGTGCCCAGGCGCGGGGCACGTACCCCGCTCCCACGTCAGTCTCATCGCTTGGCGCCGCAGAAAGGGCAGTAGGCGATAGACCAGTAGCGCCCCGGATAGCCAATATACGTCATCGCGACGGTTTTGCTACGAGCAATCACATGGTACTGTAGCGCCGCGTCGAATTCGTCACAGCACACCTCCACCATGGCGTCGGTGACTGTCGGAGGCACAGGTGGGGGCAGCGCAACGAACATGAAATCACGCTCACCCATCACTTCCTGGATAGCTTCCATGCGCGTCAACGGTGCAGCAACCGCCTGCGTCAACGGATGCTTCGCCAGCTCCGCGCGTCCGTTTTCCGTCAGCTTCCAACCGTCCACGTGCAGCTCAATCAGCTTACGGCGGCGCAAGCCATGAACGGTGCAGCCATGCATGGCCAGCCCATCGGCGCCGTTCGCGAGCGCACGCAACGCCTGTATCTGCATCGCACTGATTGGGATCATGACGCGTATGGCCTCCCGAATCGGGTGAACGAATCGCAGCGATGGCAGATAAGCCAACGCCCACACACGATGTCAGAGCAACCGATGATGCGACAGATCAGCCGACGCATTAACGCCGGCTCGCGTTGTTATCCTGCCACCACGCCTCTGAGCGCTCCACAGTGTCTTTGGCGCCCATCGCCTGATGGTACGGTGAGCAGTAGCCCGCGATCCATGCGGCTCACACAGTGGGCGGGAAGCGGTGAAAATTCTCCGTCCGAATTAGCGCACTGCACCATTTGCAGTGCGGCGCCTTACCATCCCCTGAATCTTTCGGCATTGGCGTGTCTCCCCTCGCAGTGTTATGCTCCCCAGTCGCTGCATGTGTCAAATTCTTTTAAGTATCGATCGCTTGCAAACACGCTAAGCCCGCGACCGCACGTGTAAAAAATCGATCGGTGTGTTTTGTTATTGCACACCCTCAAGCTGTGGCAGTAGAAGAGGATACCATGGGGAATCAATGCTAGCGCCAATGTTGCCGCAGTATCCGTTTGACTTTCGGCAAGCGCAGCGCTTTATCACCGCGCTTACAGGATCGCAAGCCACAGCCCTCGTATTGCAGTTTGTCGACGACACAGCCAAGAAACGAAAAGAATACAACCGTGTGCATATCGGCAGCTTGCCGCAGCTCACCGATATCATCGGCAAGTTGAACGCCGCACAACGCGCCGCCTACGTGCAGATCAACGCAGGCAGGCGCGGCAAGCATGCGATCACCGGCGTGCGCGCTTGCTTTGTGGACGACGACGGCACCAGCTTGTTGCCGCCCATCCCGCGGCTACCACCGTCGATCGTCGTCGCGTCATCCGAAAGCAACCGCAACCGGCATTATTACTGGCTGCTTGCCGACGGGCAATCGATTGACAAATGGAGCGACGTACAGCGCCACCTCGCGCTCTTCTATGGCACCGACAAGAGTATGGTGAATCTCGATCGTGTAATGCGCTTGCCGGGCACGTGGAACATGCATGGCCCCTGCCCTGATGAGACGTGCGCGAAGTGCAGCAAACGGCGGCGAGTGGCCCCCGAGCGCGTCACGCTGCTTGAAGCCTACCCCGAACGAAAATACACGTACGAAGAGATTTTAGCGGCGCATCCGCTTCCCGCAGCGCTCATCCAACAGCCTGCGCTGTCGTCGTCTGCCCCCCGCGAAGCTGCTACAGATTCGGCCATTGCGACGGCCAAACGAATTGGCTACTGGCTTACAGCGATGGCCGTCCCCCACACCCAAATCAACGACGTGACCTTTCGATTGCGCCGTTGCGCGTTCAATCCTGCTCACGTCGAGAAACTGATGATCCGTGTGCAGTCGCGCGGAGGCATATGGGCGGGTTGCTGGCATGACTCCTGTGGGGGCAACGTAAACCGCTGGGCCGAACTAAAAGACAAAGTCGGTGGGTGGGCGTCGGATGCAGCGCCATTCACTCGCGGCGACGATATCGAGTTAGCACAGCGGCTTTTGACGGATTTGGCTGGCACCCATGAGGAGGCGCTCGTGGGTACGCAAGATGAGCTATGGCGCTACGATTCTGCGTCGGGCTTGTGGGTGAGCTATGATGACAATGAGCTGTACCAAATCGTGTCGCGCTACGCTGGCAAGCGCGTGGGCAAGAAATTGTTGCGGCTCAACCATAAAAATATCCACAACGTCATTTCCGCGGCCAAGACGCTGAGCGGTGATGCACGGTTCTTCGGCGAGGCGCCCCCAGGCGTAGCGTTCACCAATGGCGTCTTGATGGCTACACCCAACGGCGCCGCGTTCGTTCCCCACGATGCGGAGAATCGCTTGAACCTGGGGCTACCGCACGCGTACGCCGCGGATGCGCGGTGCGATCGGTGGCGAACGTATTTGGCCGCTTGCTTCGAGGGGGATGAAGACGCGGCAGAGAAGATCGATCTGTTGCAGGAGTTTCTAGGCGCCTGCTTAATTGGCATTGCCCCCCGGTATCAGAAAGCGCTCGTGCTGTACGGACAGATGGGCGAAAATGGAAAAAGCGTCTTCACGCACGTTGCCTCTGAGCTATTTCCAAAAGAACAGCGGCAAAGCATCAAGCCCCAGGACTGGGGCAAGGAATATTATAAAGCCGCGTTGGCTGGCGTGCGCCTCAACGTGGTGTCTGAGCTGCCCGAAGCAGAGATTGTGAGCGGTGACAGCTTCAAAGCGGTGATCTCGGGCGATGAAATGGATGCGCGCAACCCCTCAGGGCGGCCGTTCCAACACGCCCCCATCGCAGGGCACCTCTTCGCTTGCAATCGCCTACCGGGCACCGCAGACCACACCAACGCCTTTTGGCGGCGATTCCTCATCGTCGAGTGGAATCGGACGTTCCCCATGGGGCACCCGATGCGTGACGACACGCTCAAAGAGTCGTTGGTGGCCTCCGAAATGGCTGGCATTGCCGCCTGGGCTGTCGCTGGCGCGTCCCGTCTGCTAGCCCGCGGGGCCTTCACCCTACCTGCGTCGCATCACAAGCTGTTGCGCGGGTGGCGCGTCGAAGTGGATAGCGTGGCAAGCTTTCTTGCGGAGTGCTGCGAGATTGACGATTGCGAGCGCACGCCGATGCGAGAAATCTACCCCTACTTCAAGCGTTGGTGCGAGGAGGCGGGCAGGCGCCCAATTGCAAATTCTACCTTCGGCCGTCGCCTGCGGGAAAACAAGGTGTACACGGTGGAGGGCGATCACTTCCCCTACTATGGCCTAATCGTTAGACAAAGTGTCAAAAAGCAGTGGCAGTACGACGTATTTTGAAATTAGGTGGCTACTCGAGTCGCCGGGGGGCAAGCGCTTTTTGCACGCAGGTACTTTTCCTCAATGATTCCCGATTTTTAAATTCAAAAATTGAAAATACCTGGGGGTACTGGGGGCAAAAACGGGGGTCAGGGTTGTATATATGATGTTACTCCTACATGTGTGTCTTGAATAATATCAAATAGTTAGGATATAAAGTAGAGGTTAAGTACTTGATATTATTCAATAACTACATGTAGGAGTAACATGCTCAGGTGGCTATAACTTGAGAAAATACCCCCAGATCCCCCAGGTCCCACAGGTGGATCAATAGGTTAGATAATATCAAATTAGCTAAGTACCTGTAATCACACCTGGGTGTAGGACATGTGCCACCCACAGGCAACCCACAGGCAAGGAAGGCTGATGGAGTCCGAACATGAATGGTTTCCGTATGTTGGCCGCGGAACCGCAACACTCTCGCGTTGGCTGCGTTGTGGCCACTGCGGTGTGGTGATACCCGCAGCGAGTCGCCGCACGTGGGACCTGCTAGCGCCGCGATGCAGGGGGCTGGGCGTCTTCGACGCAGAGCAGAACGACAGCGACAGCCCAGGCGAGGGGGCGAAGAAAAAATAATCGGTACCGATCGTTTTCTTGTTGACGAAAATGATCGGTGGCGTTAGATTAGTTTCATGAGCACGACGGAGGGCACGACGATGACGAAGCCGTATGAAATTTTTGGTAGTTGGCAGTGGCAAGCGGTCTGGGTGGAGACGTTCATTTTCATCGCTCGCGGACACGCGCCCGTTTGGGCCTGGGAGCGCTGCAAGTGAGCACGATGGAGGACACGACGATGATGAAGCGTCTCAGTTATTACGACGGCTATTTCTACCATCACGTGGAAGTCTACGCGCAGAAGTACGGCGCGCGGTTTCTGCCGATCATTCATCGCTCCGGTTCCGCTCCAATGATCGCAGGCGGCGAGGGCAAGCGGCCGAAGTGGAACGAACCTAGCTGGACCGCGCCCGCGTTCGATATGGCGCGCGAAATGGGCATCGGAGCGCCGGCCGATGCGCCTACGTTCGCGACCGCGGGCGAAGCGGAGGCGTACGCTAAGGCGCACGCTGACAAGACGATCGGCGGTTATTGCCGCGATAACTACTATCGCCCGTAACCCTGCACAGCGCGCCCGAGTGCGACGGGCGCGCGATGGAGGGCACGACGCTGAATAAAAAAGGCCCCGTAGCGCCTGGGGAGGAACGCTACGGGGCCACTCGGAGGCCACCCGCAGGGGAACGGGCTGTCAATTTGGAAGCCTCGCACGCCGTTCGTTTTCTGTCAAGCGCGCATCCCCAAAACGCAGTAGAATCGATCGCATGAGCGGCAAACTGTTGCAATTCGAAGATGAGCGCTTGGACTCGATCAGCGAAGAAGAATTCCAGGAGCGGCTTGGGCGCCTCCGCATGAAGATGCTGATCGACGCTGAGGGCGTTTGGCGTTCGTTGGTGGGGCTCGCGAAGTATGGGCTAGATGAGCAAACCCAACTCGCCGCGCAGAAAGTCGCGTTGGCGTACACGCTGGGCATCCCTGTGCAGCGCACAGAGGTGACGCAGAAGGGTGGGAACGGTGGCCCGTCGCCATTGCCGCCATTGGAGGCGCTCAGCAACGATGAGCTGCAAGCGCTCAATGTCATTCGCAACGCTCAGCGTAGGCGAGCGCTTGCAAGTGGCGATGATGACAAGTAAATAAAAAATGATCGGTGCCGTGCATTTTTCCTCTTGCTAAATCGATCGGGACCGATTAGATTTACAACATGAGCACGATGCAGACGGAAACGGTGGCTTTCGAGATTCAAATCGTTCGTTGCGTCACGGGCACGCATCTTCATCGCAGCTTGGTTGGCAAGGCGTCGACTTTCTGCGGCAAGCGTAAGGCGTCGACGGTCAGCAACACGCGCGGCGCCTTGTGCCCCCGTTGCTTCCGTAAGAGCGCTCGCGAGGTTGGCGCCGCTATCGTTGCCGCGTTTTCGGTGTGGGCATGAGCACGACGGTTGGAAAAAAGAGCGCAAACGAAGCGGTTGGCCTCATGGCCACGGAGCGCAATGGCCTCGCGCTCATCAAGACTGAAGAACAGTTTGAACCGGAGTACATCGTCGAGGGTGAGACGGTCATTCTGTTTCGCAACACCACCTGGGGAGGGGGCAACTGATGGAAACGCGATTGCAGCTTGTGTTTTCACTCGCAGGGAATCCCGCGTTGATGTCGGAAGCGGACATGTTTCGCATGGCGCGAGAGATTGGCGCCATGGAGCCGCGCGACATTGCACGCGAGGCGTGGACGCTGCGGCAGACGATTTCGAACGTTGTGCGCTACGTGGTGGTGCCCTGATGGAAGCGTGTTGGATCTGTCAGATGGGTGGCGAGCACAAGGCGGGCAAGTTGCGCGAGCTGGGCATCGGTGAGAGCCGATTTTCCATCACGCTCTGCACCGTCCACGCCTTCGATATCGAAATGCTCGCCGGGGACGGCGGGCAGGCTGTTCCGCTCACAATCGATACGGAGGTGAGCATTTGCATTCGCAACCTACAGGTGTACCCATGAGCGATGAGGTGATTGAGATTCGCGTGTCTCAGTACGTGTTGGTGCGCATCCGGCGCAGCAACGGCGAATGGCTGATGAGCGTCGCGAGCCGCATCCGCGACCGCAAGGGGGCTTGAACATGTCACCACGTGAAAAGCTACGGGCCGCGATCACGCAAGCTGAGACGGAGCTACACCGCGAAGAACGCGTCAAGGCGCTCGCGTACAAGGCAGGGCAGATCGACGCGTTCGGCGCTGCCTTGGCCGCTGTGCAATCGGAAATGCGTACGCAGGCGTCGGGCGGGCAGACGGTCGCCGCGTTGGCCAATGTGCGTGAGACGCTGCGGATCAAGTTGGCGCTACTCAATGGGGGAGGCTGAAAAATGCGTGCTGTCATCTTATTTGCATTGACCCTCGCGGGCTGTGGAGGCGCCTCTTGCCCGTCCGGTGAGACGCGAGCCAACGCAGGCGATTGCGTGCCCACGTGCCTCATTGACGGTAGTGGGGGTACTCCGCAGTATGACAGAGACGGCGTGTTCACCGGGTGCGCGCCTGCCATGTGCAGCGCATTGGGTGAGACGTGCGCGGCGACGTCCGATTGCTGCGCATTGCCTGACACGTTCGCGCTGATTCAAGAGAGCTACCACGGCGCATGCGTTAACGCTGTGTGCTGCAAAGTGATGGTGGCGGAGGGCACCGACAGCGACGGCAAGCCATTCAAGACGACTTGCACGACCTGTGGGGCCGCTACCTCGTGTACGTACTCGCCTTGACGAAATCGATCGGGGCGTGCTAGTTTCACAGGTCGGAGGCGCTACATGGGGATCATCACAGCATTCAAGGAAATCGTAGCAGACAATCGCTTTTGGAAAGACTGCGCGCGCAAGGCGCAAGCGGAGTTGTTGGCCGCGGGGAAGCAAATCGAAAAGTTGCAAGAGGATTTGACCGCAGCGCGCGCGGAACGGGACGCCGTAGTTAATGGCCGTTTGAACGCGCGCGAAGAACGTGATGCCGCGCTGGCCGAATTGGGGCAGGCGCGGGCGGAGCTGGATGAGGCGCGCAAGATTGCTGGCAATGCAGCGCACAAGCTGGCGTTGGAAGATGCCGAGTTAGCAGCCGCGGTCAAGCGGGCGGAGACGGCGGAGGTAACGTTGCAAGGAGTCCGTAACATGGACCGCAGCACAACGTTGCTCGTCAGCCATATTGAACAGCTGCACCAACTGCGCGAGGAGAACGCGCGACTGGGGAAGCGGGTGGAGGTGGCGGAGGAGAAGTTAGCCGAAGTAGCGCATGACCGCGATTACTGGCAGGGAATGCGCTACGGTGCCGACCAAGTCATAGCCGAACAAGAGGCCCTCCTCGGCCGCGCGGTCGCGGAGATTCGCCGGGCGCTCGCCGACGGTGACGTGTGCTGCACTTCTGCCTGCAGCGAAGAAGGCGGGCACATAGAAGCGTGCGCGAAGGGGCGTATGGATGCCATCATCGCCGACCCCGAATCAGCCGCCGTCGAGGAGTGCACGAACGGATTCGACTACCCGTGCGACGGCACCAACTCGACGCTAACGCGCGACCAGTGGTGCGACCCGTGTCGACGGCGCGACGCGTGGCGGGCGCAGCAGGAGGAGCGCGAGGAGCTGGAAGCGGCTGCGAAGGACGTCCGCGACGTGTTTTCACTCGGAGGCCCGACGTGGCCGGGCGAGGGCAAGGTGTTGCGCCGCTTGTGCGTGGCGATCGCCAAGGTCGACGCGCGGAGCGGGGGCGGGTGATGAGGAGGGCAAACGATGAAGATCGATATGACCGACGCTGCGGCAGTTCTTTCTGAACATATCGAGAGAATCGAACAATTGGAATCGGAATTGGCCCGCACGCAGGCCGAGGCGGCGGCGATGCGCGCGGTGCTACAGCGCATGGTGGATGGCAAATTCGGGACGATGTTTGTCGACGAATTTACGGATCGGATGCGTGCAGCTATCGGCGCACTCAATGGCTACGCCGGCCGCGCCATCGCCGAGCGCGTGCCGCTGCTGGAGGCGGTGGCGAAAGCGGCCTCGGAGTTTCGAGACAAGCTGACCGTAGCGCCAGGAGACAAGAGCAGCGACGTCCAGCGCTACAACACACTGTGCTCTGCCCTCACCGCGCTTGACGAGAAAACAAAGGGAGAGACCCCATGAAGACGATCGCGATCCTCGCCTTGCTCCTCGCCGCCTGTGGCGTGCCTCAGCCGTTGCATGTGGCGCCCACTGCCGTGCGTCCGCCTTCGCTGTGCAACGATGGCGGTGGCTGCCCAAGCGGTGAAGCGTGCGCCGACGATGGCCACTGCGGGCAGCTCTGCGGTGTCAATTTCGTGTGCCCGGCGGGTTGGTACTGTCTCGCGTTCGGCCCCGGCCACGTGGATCACAATTGCGTGCCCGCGTGTTATTTCACCGATGGAGGTTGCTGAAATCGTGCCCACTGACGACGATTATGAAAAAGACCCTGAGTTGATGGCAGTGGTGGATCACTTCGCCATTGCTGAGCTTGGGAAGGCGCTCGACGGCGCGCGCAATTCCAACGACCCGAGCTATCAACGGCTGCGCTCAGCGGCAATCGAAATCTGCCGCCGTGCGGGTATTCTTGACGTGCTCAAAGCGGTGAGCGCTGACGGTGCGCTGCGGCCCCCTCCGCCATGGCCGCAAGCTGACATCGTGCCTGTGGGCGGCGGCCCCGGATACGTCATCTGTGCAATCCGCACGATGTATCAGGGACTCGTGGCCGACACGCGCGAGCGCATCAAGGTGGGGAAGAAAAAGAAACCGACACAGGATCAAATCGGGGAAGTGTTCGATCGAGGTTATTTCCGCTTGCGGAAACAAATCAACAAAGGGGCCAAGCGATGAGCGATGAAAGCGTGGAGCGAAAGAAAGCGGTTGCGATTTATCAGTCGATCAAGGGGCAAATGGAGGCGTTGATTCAGGAGCTGGAAACGCCGCTCGAAGCCACGTTCAAAGGAAAAAAGCAGGGTGTGGTGGTTTGTTCGCTGTTGCTCATCGCTGCGGCCATCATGAGCGATCCCATGAATCCCGTTCCTGAGTTGCTCGATCCCACCATGCTTGAAATGTTCCGCATGTTTCTCGAGAATCGGCACAACTCGATCCCCACTTTCGTGGGGTTTCATCCGCGCTCTACGCCCAATTCTTGACAATTACGATCGGTTATGCTGCGCTAGTGGGTAGGAGCGCATAATGGCCGATCAGCGAAATGACTCCGCACCAGCCGGTTGGGAAGGCACCGTTGAGGCCATGAAGGGCCACAGCGAAATCTCGAATCCATTCGCGCTCGCGAATTGGATGCAATCCGAAGGCTACACCCCGCATGACGCAATGAACAAAGACGTGTTGGATGCCGCGTGTGAGCTGTTCAGCCGCAGCGGTAACAACGACGGCACGCCGTATGTGTCGGCAGGCGCGAAGGCGGGCAACGGCGAAGGCGATGATTATGAGCTGGCAACTGAAGAGCGGTTGCCCATCGGTGAACACGATGACGGAGGGGCGGAAATGAATTTTGGCAAGGAAGACAGCGACGAAATGTTACTCGACGAATCGGAGGCGGACGGCGCTAACTATCCCACGGCGCAAGCGCCCCCGAGCGACGACGCTGTGCGCTCGCATCCGGGCACGCTTCCGGGCGCCGCCAGTAACGACCCTGACACGCTTGAGGAGTCCATGCTCACCGAAGAGGAGCACGAGGCCTTTGATGAGAGCGACGACGAAGAGGCGGAAGAGGACTAATGTGTAAGTGCAAGCTCACGCGGCCCGACGGCACCGTGATCGAGTTGGAAGCGGATAGCACCACGTTACTGATGCTGTTACCGACACTGTTGGGCTCACCTGTGCATTTGCCCGCGCCGTACGTCGGAGATCCACCGTTTCCGAACGGGCCGCTTGCGCCGCCTATTTGGTATCGGTCACCTTAGTCGCCCCGCCCGTGCAACTCCTCGCCTCAGACGCAGCCGTCTACAAAGCCACCGACAACGACATTGCCCTTGACGTCGAGCTGGTGAAGCGCGGCGGCTTGTGGCAATTCGTCCAACTTGCGTGGCACATCGTCGAGCCTGATGATCTCGTGCCCTCGTGGCACATGGAGGAGATCTGCAAGCACCTTGAAGCGGTCACCAACGGTGAGATCTCACGTCTCATCATCGCCGTTCCCCCCGGTTGCACTAAATCCACCATCGTGAGCGTTTTGTGGCCGGTTTGGGAATGGATCATCAAACCGAAAACGAAATGGATGTTTGCCACGTTCGATCAAGATCTAATGCATCGCGATGCGCTCCGCTGTCGCAAGCTCATTCGCAGCGGATGGTTTCAAGATCGATGGGGCAAGGGCGTTACGATCGCCGACAGCAAAGACGATCAGACGACGCAGAGCGTGTACAGCACATCGAAGGGCGGGCGCCGCGTCTCTGTCACTGTCGCAGGCAAAGGCACGGGCTGGCACGCTGAGCGACAGGTAATCGACGATCCGACGAAGCCGAAGGATGTGAGCGGTGACCCTGAGACAGCCGCCGCAGCGCTTGAACGCACGTGGCAGTGGTGGCGTGGCACCATGGCCAGCCGCCAAAACAACCCCAAAAAATTCACGCGCGTGATCATTATGCAGCGCCTCCACGAGTTGGATCTCGTGGGCCGCATTCTTGAAGAGGACAAGAATGTGGGCGCGTGGACGGTGCTTTGCTTCCCCATGCGATTCGAGGCTGAGCGCGCGTGCAAAACGAAATGGGGCGGCGATCGGCGCACCGTCGAAGGGGAGCTGCTTGTGCCTACGCGATTCGATGAAACGTCGGTCGCATTCCTAGAACGTGAAATGGGCAGCCAAGTGGCAGCCGCGCAGTTGCAACAGCGGCCGTCACCGGGTGAAGGAAATATCTTCAAGCGCGAATGGTTTTCGCAGCGGTGGAAGACACTGCCGTCGAGGATCCTCGCGCTCGCTATCTCCGCTGACTGCTCATTCAAAGACACGAAGAGCGCTGACTACGTGGCCATTCACGTGTGGGCGCTGGGTTGGGATAGCAAGTACTATTTGATCGATCGCATCCACGACAAGCTAGGGTTACCGGGCACCGTCGCGTGCTTGCTCGCGCTCGCCAAGCGATGGCCAAAGGCGCGCGCCAAGCTCATAGAGGACAAAGCCAACGGCACAGCGGTGGAGCAAGTGCTACGCGGCAAGCTGCCCGGCATCATCATGGTGGATCCCGAAGGCGGCAAGGTCGCACGCGCGAACGCCGTCAGCCCATTGGCGGAATCGCGTGACGTAGTGCTGCCGGCCGCGGATGCTGAATTTGAATTGCCCGACGGAACAAAGCTCACGTATGCGTGGGTGGAAGACATGATTGAGGAGCTGTGCGGCTTCCCCTTCGCGCGGCACGACGATGACGTGGACGCGATGACGCAGGCGCTGATTTACCTGCACGACAACATGGGCCCGCGGTATGCAAAAGCGATGGCGAAAGTCAAGTCCGGTGAGATATACTCGGTTCTAGGTATGCGGAGGAATTGATGGCCTCGTGGGCGAAAAAGTTAGCGATTGGTGGCGCCGATGCGATGGCCAAATTCCGCACGCGCGTTGACGGTTGGATGAATGCAATGACGGGGCTCGCGGGGGGCCGCGACAAGACGACGTATACGCGCCCCGTCTTGGACCCGATTATCTCTCCGCTTGAGCTTGAAGCCATGTACCACAGCGACGACGTTGCCGCGCGCATCGTCTCTGCTGTCCCCGACGAAGCTTTCCGTGAAGGCTTCATGGTGATCTCAAAATCCGCGCAAGCGGAGGTTAACGACTTCCTGAAAAAGAACCCCAATCCGAAGGCGGATGATCTCCGCACCGTCGCCCAAGCTGCGATGAAAAAGCAGAGTGGCACGGTGCAAGAGCAAGCCAACATTCTACAGAAGCGCGTCGACGAAAACGGGCTCGCGCAAAAGGCGCGCGAAGCCATGACGTGGGGTCGCCTCTACGGCTTGGGCAGCATCTTCATGGTAGTGGATGACGGGCGCGACCCATGGGAGCCGCTCGACCGCGACAACGTGAAGAACGTTGAAACGCTCACCGTCTTTGACAAGCGCGACTTGACTCCGTGGCGTTGGTACGCGGATATGCTCGCGCCGAAATTCGGCGACGTGGCGATTTACCTGTGCCAACCCGTTGCCGTCTACGTGGGCGCGCCGTACGACATTTTCAACACGAGCCAAGTGCTACTGATTCATGAGTCGCGTATGATTCGCTTTGGCGGGGAGTTGACGTCAAAGCGCCTGCGCCTGGCCAATCAGGGCACCGACTACAGCGTGTTGCAGAAATGCTACCGCGCGTTGCAATTGTTCAACGACAATTGGCAGTCAGCCGCCACGCTCCTCAGCGATGCTTCGCAAGTGGTTTTCAAGATCCGCGGTCTGATTCAGATGATCGACTCGGATCAAGAAACGATGCTGAGTCGCTTCCAATTCATGGACATGATCCGTAGCACGTTCCGCGCGATCCTCCTCGACGCAGGCGATCAAAGCGGCGATGCGGAGGAATTCGAGCGCGTGGCAACTCCGTTCGATGGCATCCCTGACATGCTCGATCAGACGTACACACGCGTTGCGGGCGCCGCGCGCATGCCTAAGCAAATCCTCTTCGGTGAGTCGCCCGGTGGCTTGAACGCTGGCAACGCTGCCGACGGCAACATCCGTTGGTGGTATGACACGATCAAAGCGACGCAAACGCAAGGCATCCGCCCGCAGATCGAGACTTACCTGTACATTGAAGCGGTCGCACAGGGTTTCGATAACCCCGAGGACTGGTCGATCGTTTTCCCGCCGCTGTGGCAGCTCACCGCCACGGAGGAGGCGCAGATGCACTTGGCGCAGGCGCAGGCGGATACGCAAAACATCACCAGTGGCATGGTGACGCCCGAAGAGGCCGCGCTGTCGCGCTTTGGCGGCGGCAAGTACAGCCTCGAGACGAAGATCGACAGCGACAGCCGCAAACGCATCATGGCCACGAGTCTCCAGACGATGGAGACAGAAGCCGGCAACGCGCAAGCCGCAGCCGAGGATCCTGCGCCTACGCCGGGTATCGCTGCTGAACAGCAGACGGCGCAGAATTCGGCCGAACCTGTGCCGCCGCGCGTGACGGAGACGTGATGATTGACGATGACGAAACGCTGCTTGATGAATCGGAGCGCATGGATGATTGGAACGAAAGCGATCATCCGCGCGACAAAGACGGCAAATTCGGTGAGGGCAATGGTGGCAGCAGTGGAAGCGAAGGCGCAGCGAGTAGCGGCAACGTGCAAATGGTGTCGCTCAAAGGCAACACCAACGCGCACCACGCCGAATATCATCAAGCCATCGCTAATATTGAACGCAGCCGAGGGAATACAGCGCTAGCTGAGGGACACGAAAAGATCGCAGCCAAGTACGAAAAGAAAGCGGCACGTGAACGCCGCGCTAACCCAACCTCTGCGAAAGGATAAAAAGCATGCCGCGCGCGTTTGGATACAATGCAGCCGCCTTCACCGCGGGCACTGAGGTGCCCGTCAATGCCGCCACCTACAATGAGCCGTCGGTGGCCTCCCCGCTCAGCGTCAAGAGCGCATCGGCCAACGATGCCGCTGCGGGCACGGGCGTGCGCACCGTCAAGGTGACGTACTACACGTTGGCCGCGGATGGCAGCATCGCAGGCCCGTTCACGTACACTGCAACGCTCAATGGCACGACTGCGGTGCAAATCGATGCCGCGAACGCCATCCGCCTGATCGACAAAATCGAGGCGCTCACCGCGGGCAGTGGCGCCGTGGCAGCGGGCGCGATCAGCCTCTACCCCTCCGCCGACGGCACGGGCACGGCAATCGTTGCACTCGCCGCTGGTGATCGACGCTCATATATCGGGCACGCGTACGTGCCTAGCGGGCGCCGCCTCTTCGTGGATGACGTGCAGGTTGACAGCTTGGAAGTGGCCACGGTGCAGACGCAATTCAACCTGCGATCGACGGCGTATCCGCTGGCGAACGTGGCAGACAAGGCGTTGACGTCCACCCTTGCCGCGCAGGGGCTCGCGGGCACGCGTTCGCTCGGGCCGGGTACGCCCATCGCTGTCGTGCAGGGTCCGGCGCGCGTGCAGCTCTATGCTACGCCGGGCAACACCGCGTCTGCGTCGGTGCGCGCTGAATTTGGATACCACTACGCATGAACAAAGCGCTTCCATTCGAGCCATGTGAAAACGTTCGCCGCCGTGTGAAACAGGATAAGGCGCATGGAAAAACCACGTCAGACGGCGCCGTTCAATTCATTCGCCGCACATGCTCATGCGCGCATTGCCAAAGTTGGCGAACGCATCAGAAAACGCGCGCCTCGTAAGAGTAAAGCAACCAAGCGCGCAGAGCTGCGGCGCCGCGCACCCAAGCATCCGGTAGGCATCGAAGCGAGGCTGCGGCTCATCGTCGCTGCGGTCGCGCGCGCGCACAACCCGCACCTGAAAGTCGCATGGCTCCATCGCAATGCGCGCACAGACGCCCCGCGTGCGCGCACGGTGGCTCGCAAAGAGTTGCGCTCAACGGTGACACCGCTCGCGCACGACATGGCGAAGAACGTCCACGCGCAGGTCGCGGAAAGCTTGGGCGTGCAGGCGCGCGACCTAGAAGTGGACCTGAGCGAACAAACGTACGGCTTCGTTGACGGGTTGGTGTCGATTCTCGAGGATTACCCAGTGGAGGCCACAAAGCGCGTCAGCCAAGCGTTTGCCGAATGGGAATCGGTGGCCGAAGAGGATCGCACGCGCGAGGCGCTCAGCACGCTACTCGACGGGGCACTCGACGGCGCAGAGAGCCAATTGCAAACGAGCGTTCGGTTACTCTTCGGTAACACGTTCGCTGATATGAATCAGGCGACGCAGAAACAAGCCGGCGTTACGGGGTATCATTGGCTGTCCCGCCGCGACGGTAGCGTGCGCCCCGAGCACGCTGAATTGGACGATCCCGACGAAATTTATGAATGGGATGATCCCCCACTGAAGGCGGACAAGTCCAGCAACGGGGAAGACGATCACCCGGGCGACGATTACAATTGCCGTTGCATCGCCGTCCCTGCCATAGAATCTGCCTTCGGCGCAGGAGAAGACGACAGCGAATAACCGATCGCAGCTACTAGGTAATTCGCCGTATCCCGGCCAACCCCTTGCAGCCATTCAAAAAATCTGCTCTCATAGTCCATTAAATGGGCGTTATCAAAGGGCGTACCCGCTTCGATGTTGGCTCACTCGGGGAAGTTACCATCACGCCGCAAGGTGGATTCAGCATCCCCGCTTTTCTGACGCGTACGGGTGTTTTCGATTACGTGCAGGATGACGGCACTGTCATCCGCGAGTATCGCCCGCCCGAAGAGGTTTTCAACGCGGATAGCCTCGCGACGCTTCCCAACGCGCCGCTCACGCACCTTCACCCTACCGATCCCATGACCCCCAAGATGCATCGCAAGCACAACATGGGGCACGTGGAGAGCGGCACGGTGAAGCAGGATGGCGACAAGATTGCCGCGCGTACCGTTTGGCAGGCACAGGAAGCGGTGGACGCGATTCGCAACGGCACGCGTGAATTGAGCTGCGGCTACAACTGCGACGTGGATGAGACGGCGGGCGTTGCGCCCGACGGCGAGCGCTACGATCGCATTCAACGCAATATTCGTTACAACCACGTGGCGCTTGTCCCGGATGGTCGGGCCGGGCCGGAAGTCCGTTTGCGACTCGATTCGAAGGGTAACCAACGACGGGACAAAGAGGAGCGAAACATGGAAATCGAAGTGATCGGCGGTACCAAGTACGAAGTGGGCACCGACGCCCACAAGGCGGCGGTTACCCGTCGAGACAAGGCGCGCAAGGATGCCGCCGCCACTCGCGCGCAGCTCATCAAGGAACGCGATCAGGCTAAGGCACGTGCCGACGCTGCAACGGTGGAAACCGAGAAGCTCAAGAAGCAACTGGCCGTCGCCAATTCGCCGCAGCGCCTCGATCGCGCCGTGCAGGTTCGCGACGCGGTAATCCGCCGGGCGCGCGTTGTGCTACCGAAGGACACGAAGCTGGATGGCCTCAGCGTGCCCGCGATCAAGCTGTTGGCGATCAAGGCGCATCACACGGAGATCAAGCTTGACGGCAAGTCGAAGGATTATCTCGACGGGTTGTTTCGCGCGATCCCCGCGCAGCCCGACACCGCCACGCGCAAGGATGGCCAGGGGCTGCGCCTCGACGAAAACAACCGCGTGCAGGGTGGCCGTGTTCCGGCCCACCTCCGCAAGCCGCCCGAGGGCTTCACGCGCGACGACGGCAAGCAACCGACGATGGATCACTATCGCTCGCGCCGCGATGCCTCCGAAGAGGAGCGCCACCGTCGCCCGCTCGCGATGAGCAAGAGCAATCCGAATCGGGAAATCGACGGCTATCCGGCCGTGCAGGGTTCGATGTTGGAAACGATGCGCTAAGGCGCGGAGGGAAAAACGATGGGACAGCAGACTAGCTACGCGAATAACCCGCCCGCCGCATTGGCGGGTATGGTTCGATGGACCGACGGCACCCGCATCTTTTCGAAGGTTGCGGAAGGCGCCGTTGGGATTGGCTTGCTCGTGGCCCCAGGCGCGCAGAGTGAGAGCGTTCCCGCTCCGCTCGTGTCAACGCCGGGCAGCGGGCAGGCGGGCACGATCAAGGCGCTTCCCGCGGGCCTTGTGGCTGACCCGATGATCGACAGCGTGTTTGAGGGCATCCCGATCCT